ACCAGCGGATTCTTCATATTCATTATTTTGCTCCTAGTAGCGGGATATTAAACGGTGAACCATCTTCATCGCCTTTGTCAGTGAAAGAAACGTGGCAATGGTGATCGTGCTTATTGATGCCCTCATAAGATCGCCAAGCCCAATTTTTTTTAGAACTGGCAATCTTTCCTGCAAAAATGACATACTTGATCCGCTTGTCCCCTGCCTTGGCGGCAAGCCGTATCTGGTCTGCAAGATAAGGCATTTCGTCTGGTTTTGATATTCCATGGAGATCGCGGTCAATATCAATGGCGTGGCATATACCATTTGTAGCAATATGATCTGAAGTGCCAGCCGCGACATGACGTGCATCGGCAATCCAACCGTCGGAACGTTTGTCTCTGTCAGGGTAATTAGCATTAACAGCCGCCCTTAAAGTTTCTCCAGCCTTGCATAATCTTGGTTTCATCCCAGCAAGATAGCCAATTCAGCATCCGATAGACCTAAGCGCTCTGCAATAGCAGCCTTAGCCTCTGCCTTTTCTGCCGCGGCTTGTTCCTCATCGGCTTTAGCCTTTGCATAAGCAATAGCATCTGCCTCGCGTTGCTTAACTTCCTCGGCTGTAAGTTCCAATTCTGTAACTTCGCCTGTCTCGCAATTAACGATTATCTTTGTGTCTGCCATTTTATCTCCTTATGATGATTTGATGCCGTAAAGACTTGCTGTTGAGTATTGCACTAAAGTTCCCACGCTTGGCGTAATCGTTACTTGGTTGATAGCAGCGGTGTTAGACCAGAGGCCCGCAGTTAATCCTGCAATAGCGGCAACCGCATTATTTTCTGATACTTGGTCAACACTTAAACTCTTGTTGGCTGACCCCGCGTAGTTTGGAATATAAATCTCAGCGCTACCAAACGTGGAAGTGGTGGCTAAAGAACCTGTGCCGTAAGCAGAATAATCAACAGCCGTGGTTACTGCATTACTAATTGATGAAGGTGTTCCAGTACCAAGACCATATACAAGTTTGGAAGTGTAACCCGTAGCAGAACCGTTAAAGGTAATACGGCTGTTTACATAGTTGCCAGCGTCAGTACCGCGCAAGGATAGTTTTAGTACTAAATCTGTGTAAGTGCTAGGTATCGAAGTAAAATCTATATTGGCCGCTCCCAAGACTCCAACCGTTACGGTGCTGCCAATTTGGATATAAGTATTAGCCATTATGCCGCCTTAATTCCGTATAGGGTAAAGGTTGAGCCTGTGTTTATTGTGTAACCGCCTGATGTAATAATATCAATGCGATTGACCGCTTCTGGAGTTTTGCGCCATAAATTGACGTACGCAAGCGTATTCCCGTTAGAACTAGACCTACTTAATAATGTCTTAAATGTAGTTGTATTTGAATAATTCATAATCTGGGTGATAAAACTAGACGGAACTGTTGTTGAATTGCTAAAGGAAATAGAGGCTTCTGTTTGACTGCTTGCCCTACTGGAAGATGCACTAGACCCATCACCGTTGAGAAATGTGTAACTATAATTAGAACTAGAGTCTGAATTAAGTCTCATCTGTAAGCCACCAGTGGCTGATTGTCCAACTATATTTCCGACTAGAATAAGGTCTGTGTAAGAACTTGAGATTGATGAGAATGTAACTGTTGCGCTGGCGCTTCCCAGAGTTGTGGTCGCTATTGGTTCATAAGTTTTAGCCATTATTTAATCCCATACAGAGCGAAGGATGAGTAAGTATCAAGATTACCAGCACTCATAACTAGGGTTAAAGTGGTTGTAGCCGCTGTTGATTGCCATAACCCTGAACTTAATCCAACTTGACCTGAACCATTATTATCATTGCCAGATAAAATCCTTACAGTTTTGTACTTAGATGTATTTGCATAATCTAAAATATCAATTATTGCTACGCCAAATACTGACGCAGTTCCCGTTTGTAATCCGTTAGCATCAAAGAACCCAATAAAAGCGGTTGATGCTGTTCCTGTTGCGTCAACGGTTGAGCCATTACCTATAAGTCTGTGCCTTGCATAATTAGAGCCTGTATCACTATTCAGAGTCAGGCGCATATCAGCATTATTTGATGTTGGTCTTACAATACCTCGCACTTGTAAATGCTTGTAAGTACTAGGAATACCGCTAAAGGTAATAGATGCCGTAGCGGTAGATAAAGTTGTGGTTGAAATAGACTCATAATCGCCGATAGCGGCGGTAGGTGCGCCAACTAGAGCGGCGATATTGTTTAGCATTAGGCTATTGCACCCACAACGTACCAAGTATCAGTTGCAGTCTTGATACAGGCTGCTGACTTGTACTGAGCAAGGGTAGGACTGGCTGCGGTTGCACCTGCTGAAAGTACTGTTGTTGTGCCTGAAGTAACTGCTGAGATAGTGCAAGTTCCAGCGCCTATGTTTAGGACTGTTATTACTGTGCCTACTGGATGAGCCACGGAAGCATTAGTAGGAATCTTGATTGCATTTGCTGAAGCATTTGATTGAGTAATAAGTGTTTGGTAAGAATCTCCAATTACGGTTGTATATGTAGTGCCAGTCTGCGCGTTCAATGTAAACGCCACCAAACCATTAAACATGGCGGCGGATAAAACGTCACCTGTACTTGCTGGAAAACCTGTTGCCATTTTATCTCCTAATACGCCATGATGTTAGTGCCGATTATACCCGAAATACTTGAACCGATTATGTAGCCCTCTACTATTGGCTCAAGTGTCGTCACGGTACATTTCATCACGTTTGGCGTAATTTGCCATGAAAGTCCTTGACATTGGAGGGTTTTGACGATTGTGGAACCGTCAGGCTGTTCATTTGTTATTTTTAGATTGCTGAAATAATCCAGCCCCAAAACAGTTGCGGTTGGAACTCTAGTGTCCAAAAGATCAACCGTCATTGCATCTATTCGTATTGAAGTTTCAGCGCGGGTCGCGGTGTAAATCTTAGCGATATTGAGAGCATCAGCATCAGTCTGGCAGACTAGATTGGTTTCATTATTCTGATGAGGAAAGTATTTAGCAATTGAAGCATCATTTGTAGCGGTTTGAATTGTGCCGCCATAACGAGTAATTGACGTGGAATTTATGATCAGTTTATCATCAAAGGCAAATACTAGATTGGAATAGGGTATGCCAGTGGTTTGATTGAATTCAATTGGTGTATCGCCATACTTTTTAATCACATTAGTGCGGCTTAAGAATACTGCTGTTCCATCTGCCCGAATATAAAATGCTCCCTGCTCGCTGAATTCAGCATTTTTCAGAGCATCAAGCGAAGTTCTATTTTGGGCAGGATCAGCCTGACATAACGTGTCTCCAGTGTCCAACGCGCGCATTGAAGCGGGCCAAGATACTTGGTTCAGGATTGCGGCAATACGCTCGCCTGTATATTGGCCAGCGGGTGACGAAGCGATTGTTACAACACCTGCCTGTTGCATAAGTCTAAAGGCATCCGTACAAACAATATCTACAAAACCTGTTTCTTGACCTTTTGGGTAAGTGTAATTATAGGAGATTGTGTAACCTGAAAAGAGAAAATAACCAACACCGTTGTATGTTGCGGACACACGAAGTTTGCGAAGTGGAGTTAAAAATCCATAATAGGGCGAGGCTGTGTTTTGGGGCGAAAAGTAAGATAGAGGGTCCATGACGCGAATTGTTGCGCTGCCAGCCTCGTATTGATCGCGCATAACGTTTCGGCCACGGTCAATTTGTATGCTGTAAACGTCATTAGTTAAATCAACTGTTGGTTCTGGAGTAGTTGTAGAGGCTAGTGTGCCAGTACCTAAAACGCCATACTTATTGTCCCCTATCGTGAAGGGGTATGAAAATGTGGCTCCCGAGGTGAAGTCAAATGAAACGGCTATTTGTGCAGGTAATGTCACGGCGCAAATTGTCCAAGAGTTCTTTGAATACCAATTGGTATTCCAGACAAAGAATTATTAGTTTGAGTTTTAGTAATTGTCCCAACTAATTCCTTGCTGTCAAGAGTTACAATAACAGTGATTTCCTGACCTACTGCGCCGCCGTTACCAAAATCACCATAACCAACTTGAGTGCTTCCAGCAATTAGTCCAACTCCAGTAGGAGCCATTGAGGGAATTTGTGGAATTTGTGGAGTAACAGGCGTGATAGGTGTAACAGGTTTTTGATCCGCAATGCGCTTGGCAATTGCCTCTGCATCAGTGAGTGTTTTAATCCAGCCCTCAAATGGATTCTTAGCATTAGGAATACCTGAGTAATAAGAAACTAATTCTTTAGTCAAACCCTGCGCCTTGGCTACTTCTCCAGCAAGTCTTGATGCTTCACTGACGTTGCCAGTTAAAATAGCAAATTGAAGTTGTAGGCGTGTTTCATCTTCCTTGGATACTTGACCTTTAAGGGCTGCAATAATTCCAGCCTGTTCAACGTCAAAAAGTGTGCCAGCCTTTTTAAGTTTTAGGGCATCGGCAGTTGCCTTAAGTGAAGCCTTTTGAAGTTTAAGCAATTCAGCGGCGCGTTTTTTCGCTGCTAGTTCAGCCGCGGCGGCCTGTCTATCAGTAATCTTTTTAGTGCCACCCGTACCCGCGCCACCGCCTGAAGGAAAATTAAAAGTATTTTTAGCAGCCTTGGCAGACTTGCCTAGATCAGCCAAGAATTGTGCAATTGCGATTGGTGCGCCTGTAATGGGGTTCATTTCAAGAAGTCCCATAATGCCACCGATTTGCTTTAGGCCAGCAAGGTTATTGATCTTGTCAATCAATACGCCTAAACCATAAACTGCATCGCCTGTAAAGGTTGCCAAATCCATCATCTGAGTTGAAAGGTTTTCAACACCTGTTTGACCACTGACCAAAACGAGAGCGCTTACTAAATCTTTACCAATAACTTCTTTTGCTTCATTGGCTGTATTGGCAAGTAATTCCATCTGGCCAGCATAAGTTCTAAGGTAAGCCGCTGACGCTCCGCTAAACAGAGAGTTTAGGCGTTCCTGAATATCTACAAAACTAGCCGCTTTTAATTCAGCCTGAGTTAAACCAAGATTGTATTTGCGTAATCCTTTGAGATTTCCTACGTATGCCTGTGATAAATCATTTGCAACAGTAGTAAGCGCTTCGCCGCTGCCACGGCTTATTGATATTGCGTCAGAAAGTAATTGTTGTGACTTTGTAACGCTTCCAGTTACTTGCAAAAGTGCCTGTAGCGCTGGTCTCAATTCACTATCTGCAACACCTGTCGCTAGGGTAAGTTGATCCACATAGTTGCGAATATCATCAGCCGCGTAGGCTAATCCCAGATTCTTGACAGATTGAGTTAAACGAGAGGCTGCCTTTTCATCTTCAATAAACGCCTTGGCAGTATCTTTAGCAAAACGAAGAACAGCGGCCCCGCCAAGACTTACACCAAACGCTGCACCTAATCTTTTAACGGATGCGGATAGTTTGGCGGCTGCGTTATCTGCATCCTTAAAAGCCTTTTTCCCAGAAAACTGGGTAATAATATCAATTACTACATTACTCATGCGGCTTCCCTCTTTAGATCAACAATGGTTGCGCGAGAGTTAAAACGGGCAGTCGCCTTATCAATAGCCTTGAATACGGCGGCGTTAGCGCGACCTTGGTTTTCATTCCAAGCGCGATAGATCAAGCGGCCTCTACGTGGACCTTCACCCTTCATAGTGCCTGAATTGCTTATGGCGTTGATAAAGTGCTGTCCAGCGTCAGGGTTTTGTGAATGGCTAAATTTATGACTGGAAGGGCCTTTTGGACCAACCCAATCTTGAGCCTTGCCATTATCACGGCGGCCAGCAATTTCATAGATAGCACCTGCGCGTGACTTGTTTTCAATCTTAAAAACACTGACAAACCCTGCTCGGTTTGATTTGCTGATCTTGTCGCTAAACTTAATGCCAGCCTTGACCTCTGTTGGATTGTAAAAAGGAAACACACCTTTACGAAAGGCGGAGGTACCTCTAGTAATTTTTTTTAGACGCTTATTTGATCTGATCCAACCTGTGCGTAGGCCCATAATCTCAGATTGGACGTAGCCTTTAGCCTGACTTACAACAGGTTTTACAATATCGTAAATCTCTTTACGCATTTCCTTTTCTAGATCAGGTGCATAAGCGCGAAGGGCTTTACGAAGTTCAATGACGCCTTTTACTTCGGTTGGCATCGTTTACCTCTTTCGCTTCATCCTTAAGAGCCTGTAACAATGCCTCAAGCATTGTCTTGTCTAGTTTTAGTAATTCTTGCGGCGCAATCCCCAATCTAATGCTCAAGCGAGCAATTAGATAGGTGAATGGAAGATCGCGCCTTATTGCAAAGGGTCGGAGTCCACTACCTCAACACTTTGCAGCGTTGAAATAAAGGTCTCCAACCTAGCATCAACGGGTTCACCGCTCCGCTTAACGATCTCATGGGCCAAAAAGTAAACCATTGATTGCATCTCTTGTTCTCTGAACGCCTTATGAAACCCAATTTTGTAATGCTGTTCAAAAAGATATTCCATAAGCGGAGTTATTTCCCCGCTTAATTCTTTACCATCTGTGAACTTTACTTTTAGTTGTGCCATGATTTGCCCCTTTGTTTAGTTAGTTTTAGAAACTGCCAGTTGATGTAACTGTAATTGCTCCTGATACCTGAAAAGTCAAACTCTGCATGCCGAGATCGGAGACAGCGCCATTAATCGGTGTAATTGTATCAATCAAAATTAAGCCACTATAAAACGGATTTGCGGCTGAACCTGATGCAGTCTTGTCTAGCGCGCACTTGAAGTAAGCGTTAGTTGCAAAAAGTGTGTTCATTGATTGAAGAACTGCCGTAGCAGCATCATCATTGATCAAATCAACGGTAATGCTGTTATTTTGGAGGCCCGCCACAAATCTGTGACCTGAGTCACCCATTGCCGTGGTCTCGATCTGATCTACTGAACGTGTCAGTGTGAAATTTGTTACGTACGCTGAAAGATCAATTGAGGCAGGATCAGTAGCGCCTACCTTGAAACCAACCTTATTTGTTAAGCCTTGCGCCATGATTATTCCTCATCTTTCTTAGTTACTGGTTTTGGTGCTGCTGGTGCTTCTTTGATCTGACCAATCTTAATTAAGAAGGCCAAATCTTCCGCTGTATGGTCAGTCATTTTAACTCCAACTCGTGAGACATGATAATTGCATTGAACAGGTTAAGAGATCGCCCGTAGCAGCATTAAGAACGCTAGGCGCACTTACATTGCCGATATTATAGACGATAGAGGAAGCGGCTAGTTTGCCGAACACGGCAACCACCATTTCCTCAATTCCATTGAGATTGCCTTCATTGTCCATAAGAGGAACGAAGATATTGATTTCAAATGATGCTAAAGGTGAAATGTTAATCTGTGAATTGTTATTGGGCGAAATGTAGGGGTCTGAAGGACTGACCACAACAGAATTTGCGATCGGTGTCGCTGGAGGAAATGAAAATGTTGAGTACTTAGTGTTATCAACTATTGCCGCTGCAATCGTGGCGCGAAGTGTTGTGATGGCCGCTGTCATTGCTATCCTACTTGCGAATTGGGCGCTAGGTACGGGGCTATGAGCCCTCTGATTCTTGCGACGAGCGTTGATGACATTGTGAAAGGTGAGGGAGTGAAACCATCAACCGTCATTCCTTGACCCGACGGGGCCTGTCTTGCTTGCCAGATCGCTTCGCATATTTGCAGAGATGCTTGCTGAATTGAAGCAATTGTTGAGTAATCTGTATAAGTTTCCGCTGCCGCCGTTCCGTAAGGTGCAACAGTATGATATGGGTTGTTATTGCCAGCAGTAATAGTAATGTTGAAAGAATACTCTCCAACCGCCGTAATTGTTTTTGATCCGTTGTAGCGGCTACCTGCATTGCTTATCGTAACCGTTTGTCCGATATAAAATGTTTCTCTGATAGGCACGTCAAAATAAAGAGTCCCGACTGTTCCAGAACTTGAATGAGCAATAATTTGTTGTTGGTTCTTCCATAGAAAAGGCAACAATACGTCATCTCCAGCGTCGCAAACAGATTGAAGCGTGGCGTCTGAGTACAAAGTCCCGACACCCAATGCACTTCTAAGAGTTGCAACCGTGGTGATGCTCATTGTTATCCTTTCTAAAGACTGGAGGGGTGTAAGGGCGGCACCCCTCCAGTGACTTAGTGTTTGTTTATTACGCTAGATTGTAACGACGTACGCCAGCGCCACCCTTTAGAACGCCAATTGCCATGTAACCATAGAGGCAAATTTCCACCTCTGAAGTTGTTAGCACATTGACGCGCAAGGTTGTCTGCGGGCTTTCCCAAACATAGACTGACTCTGGAGCAACAAGGAACGCTGACTCATCAACAATTCCTGAAACTGAAATGTTGTGGTCCACGATAAGCGAAGTTCCTAGTACGTTTCCAACTACTGAAGTTGGAACTACTGCGCCTGACGCGTTCTGTGTTTGTCCTTGAGCAGAATATAGAGGGCGTGAAGCGCCATCCACATATCCGTTAATTGCAGCCCACTGGTCAGTTGATGCAACTAACTTGTTAGCATAATTGCCACCTGTTGCCTTGTATGCTGCTGCGGCTTCAGTTGCAATAAATGATTGCAACCCTGCTGCCGTTGCTGCTGTTCCTGTTGCTGCTGTTCCTGAAGCAGTGAAGGCTGCAATAAGTGCTGCATCTGTTGCCTTCTCGTATGCTTTACGCATTTCCTGCATAAGCAATTCCATAAATGCAGGGCTAGAACGGTCCAACAAAATTGTAGAAATTCTGTTGAGGCCTGAATACTGCTTCACTGTTACGGTGTCGTAAGTTGAAGTCATGCCTGTTTCGCTTGGTGCAGTTGCTTCCGCAGTTTCAGCCACAGTTGGCGCAGTTCCCAATTTCGGGATGGTGAATGACATTGAAGAATCTGGCAACGCTTGACGTGTTACCGCTTCAAATGCTGGGCGACCTGTGAATGTTGTTGTTGTGAATTGCTGCAAGTGGCCTGGCAATGTTAGGCCAGTATTTGTTGAAATGCTGTCATCCGCTGCGCGAATAATGCGGCGCGCATCGTCATCGCCCAGTGCTGCCTTGATTTGTGCATCAAGGTATTGTCCTGAAGTGATAGGTGCTACGCGCTCTGTTGCATAGACCTTGGCTGTTACAGTTGGGCGAGCGGCTTCAACAGCCGTTGCCTCAACTTCTGGTGCTGCTACGGTGTCTGGAGTATTTTCCACGACCGCCTCGCTTTCTGTTGGTGTGTTTGTTTGTTCTACAACTTCAGATTCCACTACTTCGGTTTCCTCGGCTGCAATGTTAGTTATTTGTGCGCTTTTGAAAGCGGGTTCAGTGACGGCGCTGACTTCTTTTAAGATAGATGAAGTCACATAGATAACGCCATTGCGTGAAGGCTTAGATGCTTTAACTTCAACACCTACACTCAGCCCTGTAACCAATCCTTCTTGGGCCATCAATAAATAGTCTGTACCCTTGCTGCTGCGACTTACTTTAAATGTCGCGTAAATTCCATCTTCTTTTACTTCAAAGGATTGAGCGCGACCTAAAGGTTGCTTAATATCATGTTGCGCTAATAAACGAACAGATTTTGCTTCAGGCAGATCAATTGAGTCGCGTTCAAAAATTACTGGACCCGCGCTAGTGTTCCCAACTTCGCCTGTTCCCATTGGAACAATCTTGCCAGTGATTTCGCGTGTATCCATTGACGCAGTTAATCCAGATGCTTCAAATGTTAAATAAGTTAAATCGCTCATTGTTCACCATTTCCGTTAGGAGATAAATCTTCCATTTCCATTGCCTGTTCAGTTGTAATTAAACCCAGTGAAAGCATTTTCTCTAGAACGAGTAAGCGATCCATTGGTTCAGTTCTTAAGAAAGTATCATCAAGCGCAAATTTTACGTAATGTCCTGAAGTGCTTAAATCATCCATGCTTAGTCTTTCCTCAATTGCGGAAATGTAAGGTTGGAAACAAAGTGCAACAAGTTGTTTACGTTCATCTTGAACGTTCGCATAAGTCATAGTTGTATTTTGATCCGCTGACAGATAATAAGCGGGAACTGAACACAAACGCGCAATTTCAGTTGCTAAGTTTTGTATTGCTTCGTTGTACATCATATCTTTAGGTGAGAAACCAACTGTGTTGTAACTAAGAGTAGAAGTTAAATATGCAGTTGAACGATTTTGGCGGCTGGCCTTCCAAGCGGCTAATAATCCTTGAACTTCCGCTGGAGGAAGGTCTGCACCTGAATTAGAAATGTAACCCGTAGCCATCGGAGTTTGTGAAGCAATTGCAGCGGCTTTCTGAATATCAATTGCGCTTTGAATTGTGCGCGATCCAGTTGCAAGTATTCCTTCGTTATGCGCTTGGAATGTAATTATTGAACCAAGTCCAGACATAGGGCGCGCAACACCATCAACGTAATAAGTTTGAACAGTTGTGTTATATAGATCAGTGTCAAATGTTACGCGAGTATTGGCAACCCATTCCGCGCGCGCCATTCTTCCATCTTCCTGATACGTCTCGGTAATTTCCCAAAAACTTTGCCCATAATGAATTAGGCTATCCACTGTCCATGCGATAGTAACAAAACGTGGTTGTGAAAGCGCAGGTTGATTAACCCAACGTGGAGCAGAGATCATTTCACCTGTGGATTTTTTGTAATACTCCAGAGGAATTGCGGCGATAGTGCCAGCAATCAAATCCACGCATCTTTTAACAGCGGGAACGGTCATTGCGTCTTTGCGCGACACAGTTGGGACAATGTAATTGTAAATGCTATTAAGTTGATCTCCCATAATTTGCGGAGCAACTTGAGCCTCAATTATTTTTGACTTGCGATCAAAGATACCCATAGGTTGCAATTATACACTACATATAGGTCATTCGGCGTATATAGCCGCAACCTGTTGTGGTTTCATTAAAGTTGAAATAACCATTGCGATTGCAATAGGCGCGGCAACTGATCCTGCGCTTTGACGTTTTACGATTCTCCATGATGAGTCGTTGTTTTTAGCAGCAACATTGGCAAATTGATTTATGAGAATGTCTTGACCATTATGAACCCACCTACGGTTTACGGTTGCATCAAGCAAGTCAGAACACGCTTGATAGAACTGCGCGCCTGACACATCAACGCATATCTGACCAGCATTGGTTAAACGCTCTGCAATTGTCTGGGTTGCGTATTTGTCATAACAAATCTGTCTTGGCCTATAAATATCAGCCCATGCCTTAATTGCTGCCGCAACCTGCAATTCATCAATAGAAACTAAAGATTCCCATGTTTCAAGGATTCCTATACCAATTCGGCCATCAGGAAGAATTTGACCCGCGACAAGTGAACAATCTCTAGAACTTGGGGATTTATCGAATCCGAATACGGTATATGCACCCGCTGACATCTCAAGTGTTGAATCCGAGCAATCCTCAATGGAATTTGGTGGAAAGGGTGATTGCAGCGACGAAATCCACTGACAAAGTAATTCGGTGCGAGTATTTTCAATTGGTGAGGTTGCAACCGCTTCCTCCAGCGCTTCCTCGGTAATAGTCCACGAAAGGGCAGGATTGCTCATCGCCCAAGCATTGCGATCTGTAATTTTGCATTGTGCTGGAGCAGAGTATTCGTAGAATCCAAAAGACTTAGGAGGATTTTCTAAGGCCCTACTTCTCATATCGTTTAGCACTGTACTAAAAGCGTCTCCAGCATTGCTGGTCAAAAGTGTGTGAGAATTAGGATGAGCGCGTGTAGTAGGAATTGCTGCGCGGTATCCCTCCTCTGTGATTTCACGCAATTCGTCAATATACAAAAGTCCAGAAACGGACCTGCCGCGCGAACCGTCGCGCGTGGCCGCTACAACATCAAGACGTGTGCCATCAACCATCAAAATTGACTCAGTGCCGTTAGCGTGACGGATTTGTTTAACAAAACCCTTCAAAGCATCATTAGTCTCAATTACTTCAGCAATCTGCCTAAAAGTGTCCAAGGCCATCGCTCTATTGGAGGACATGATCAAAACATCGGTTTTCCACTTAATAAGGTGGGCCAGTATCAACATACGTGCTAAATGAGTCTTTCCATTCTGTCTTGCAATCAATAATAGGTTTGTTTTCCGAACCCAGTTACCTTTATTGTCCACGCGCAAAATATCGGTCAATACGTGTTTCTGCCAAGGCAAAAGTGGCATCTGGATCAATTCACATAAATCAATTACATCTTGAACTTTAGATTTGCCCGTTAAATATGGGCTGTGAAGCCTTGGCTTAATTGACCCCCGCAACACTGTTTTTGATTTGGCTGCCATCAGTTCTGATCTGGGTTTCTTAATGTCCGAAATGGGCTGGTTTGGTCAATATGTCCGATTGTCGGGGAGGGATTGCTTCGA